GGGGTGGAGGTCTGCCGTAGCAGCTCGCAATAACGCGTGCGGTCGCGGCGCGGTGCACTTTCAGTACACTGCAGACTACTGTCTGTGCCCCTCCGGGTTTAGATGAGGTCATACCTCAATCACCGGTTGGGTGGCAGTAGCTTGGAGACTTTGTCCGGCGTCTTCGGACGTAAGCTTAGTTTCCGAGATCCACACAAGGCTTGGCAGGATGACCGTAAAGCCGGCCTGCTAAATCGCCTTGCATGGAGACACGATCATGAGTAGAACTTCCCAATACGGTGATTTTGATTACCGTGAACATTTCTACCAGTATACAAAGTATACCAATACTAAGTATCCTGGCGATTCGTTCGAGGGTGTTACTCTTGATCATTTTCTGACTGTTGGGCGGGATGGTCGTGATGGCCATTCCAAGAACCCTATCCAGTTAATCCCTGGAACCTCTACACTTTGGCGGCACCCTTCGGGGTACCGTCGTGCAGAGTGTCAGACAGATCGTGTCTTAGGAACCTGGACGCGTACCGGTCCTGTAGATGAATCTGTCGTGGAGGATATCGCTGATATTTACTCCATCGATAAGAACATGTACAACCCACCAATGTTCGATTGGTCGGGCCCGGACATCGTTTGGAACGATAATCTAGAGAACCGCTGCATTGCAGAGGCCACTCAGAAGTTCAAGTCTATGGATGCTGACCTCGGTCAGGATCTCGCGACTTTAAATCAGAACCTCGGAATGGTTACTGGTTTACTCCAGACGCTTTACAAAGGCTGTATTGCCGCTAAACAGGGCAATTTGGCCGGTGTAATAAACGCGATAGGAGATGGCCGTAGTGCCGTAAGGACGGGCGTTGATATAGCGCTCGTTTATCGCTTTGGATGGCAACCTTTAATGGAAGACATCTATGGCGTCACTAAGGCTATCCAACAGGGACTTGGCACTGCTCTCATCCTGTCTTCAAAGCAAAAACGCTCTGAGTCAGGGCATATGATCGGCTTAAATGGCTTCGAAAACCATGGCGCTGCTCATATGGATTGCACTGTTAAGTTGTATGGAAAGGTTAATGATCCCTACCGTCGCCTTGGCGATAAGATGGGATTATCCAATCCATTGTCCTTAGGTTGGGACTTGGTACCGTACTCTTTTGTTGTCGATTGGTCGTTACCAGTCGGTAGCGTATTAGATACGTTACTAGCTCCAACTGGCGTGGACTTCCTTGGTGGTAGTTGCGTGCAGCATGTTACGAGCGATGCTTACATTAAGCATATTGCTCCTAGCGATTGGGTGGAGAATTCCCCCCGAATCACCTCTGGCAGAGCCAAAGGTATGCGACGCGTTGCGTATACGGATTGGCCCAAGGCGGGCCTCTACGTTAAACCACCAGTCTCAATCTCACACATCGGAACTTCCATTACGTTGCTGTTGCAACGGTTGTTCCGTTAAGCAAGAAGGCGACAATATATGCCACAATTGCAGAACCTGGTCCTCACGGATCGGGCCGCGACCCCAGTGGATCATACCTTCGTCCCTCGCGACATTGTCGCTGGACTGGGTACGGTCGTGGAATCGACGGGTGTCCCCATCGGTGAAAACCGTGTGCAGGTTGCCCTTAACCGGACCACTACGGGCCGCTATAAGGCAGTCATTAAGATGGCGTTTCCGATCGTTCAAGATCAGACCGTCAACGGCGTGACTACCCCTGTGGTCGTTCGTACCGGTTATGCAGACGTTACGTTCACGTTCGACTCCACGTCGACGCAGGACGAACGCAACAATATCGCGGGTATGCTCGCTTCGGGTCTTATGACCTCGAAGACGCTTATCAACGATACGGTTGTTAAACTGCAGGGCGTCTACTAAGTAGCATGGCTACGAAGGATGATGCTCAGGCACCTTCAGAAAGTGCCCAGGATTCGCATTTGACTTTTCAAGTGCGTTCTGGTGGCATGTCAGGTCTTTCTAAGATCCTGACTGCTATTCTGGCTGCCTTGTGCACTCTTGCATTTGGCACTGCTCCTCTTATGACTAAGGAAGCAATTGATGACGTCAAGACTGACCCATCGAACCAGAAAGCGTCTGCTGAATCCCTTACGGGATGCGAACGCGGAACTAGCCGAGTCCCCTTTGGACCGGATTCGACAATGGCTTGGTCAGCTATCGCTGATTGGCCCGAAGGAAGAGTGGCTTCGTGAGTCGATATTTTCTAAATACGTCTCTGAAGACACCGATCCCTCTGTCGTGCGTAGACAGCGTGCCATAAATAAATGGTTAGCTGTTGAGCGAGAGAATGAAGCGACTAATACCAGGTTACTTTTAACTGACGAGGAATATAATATCCTTCCTCGTGTAACCTGGAGGTCGTTTGTATCTCGAGCTCGATTCTACGTCTCCAAGGTTCTTGGAGAAACGGTGCCAGGAACGATCCTCCTAGGAGGGGCGTTTTCTGGTGGGGCGTCGACCTCTCGGTCGCGACTTGAGAGCCATCCAACTCTCAAGTATCTCGGGAAAGCAGAAATTACTTCTGCTGCACAGGATTGGTTCCTTTCATTTATGGAGGAATCGCCTTTGTGGACATCGTACATTGATGAGATTGATATATCTATCAGTCCTGGCAATGTATTGTTCACTGTCCCTAAGTCGACTGACATCGATCGGTGCGCCGCTAAGGAGCCCGATCTGAACATGTACATGCAGCGCTCTGCCGGAAATTATATCCGGTGGGGGCTCCGGTCACAAGGAATTAACCTGAATGATCAGAGCGTTAATCGCGAACTTGCCCGCTTGGGCTCTATTAACGATTCCCTCGCTACTCTGGATCTCAGCTCTGCTTCTGATTCCGTTTCCACGGAATTAGTCGCGTTGCTTCTTCCAGACTTGTGGTTCTCGTTTCTCAATGCTATTCGGTCTCAAGAGACCTGCATTGATGGCGAGTGGCACAAGAATGAGATGTTCTCTAGTATGGGTAACGGATTTACGTTTGAGTTGGAGTCGCTGCTCTTTTGGGCAGTCTCCTCCTCGGTCCGAGACCTTCTAGGATGTACAGGATGTGTTTCAGTCTACGGCGACGATATTATCGTCGAACCGACTGTGGCTGATGCCCTATTATGGGTATTGCCTTATGTTGGTTTCTCCGTCAATGAGAGTAAATCCTTCATTCGCGGACCCTTTCGGGAAAGCTGTGGCGGACATTACTATCGTGGCTGTAACATAACCCCAATCTATATTCGGAAGCCTATCACACGGATACGGGATGCGATAACGTTCGCAAACCAACTCCGGAGGTGGGCAGAATTGGCTGATTTTCCAATTCTGGATGACGTTGTGTACCCCTTATGGGAATACATTGCGTCGCTTGTCCCGAAACGATTTTGGGGCGGTACTAACCTTGAGTCTTCCGAGCAACTCGTTAGTGTTGCTCGTGGGTACTCGAGACTCGTGGAGCTGTCAAAAGACAAGCACACTGGTCATGGAGGTTATCTCCATTGGTTAGATACCTGCGAGGACCGCGCTGAACTATGGAATGACGCTTTAGTGTCATCTCAGAGGAAGATCTCGAAAGGGATCTTCCGTGTCCGGCGTGCCGTTGCAGAAGTCCGGTATCCACCGTGTGTCTTCCTTGCGGAGATACGTATGGACCCCGGGATTCAGGAAGAATAGCCTGAATCGCCAGCACTGCGCTGGTGGGTGGTAATAAC